AGCATTGAGCGTGCAAGTTATAGAAGCGTTATTAATGTCTAGTCGATATGGTGCGCCTTCGATGAACCCAGCGCGTGCCATTGGCCCGCTCGGTAATGTTTCGAGCCATATCTTTACGCCTCTGTTGCGCTTGCTGCGCTTAGCTTCGGTTTCTTTTATGTGTTGCATAGGTGAACCCCTTTTTGATTTGAATATGTATAAGTACAAACATTATCGGCCATACATAAATATAAGTAAATACTAATTATGCTTATATATGCTTCGCTCGCACATAAGCGAGCAATCGGGATTTACGCGAGCACAATCAAAAAGAAATAAAAGAGAATCTCGGCCATATAATTGGCTAAAAGGGCCGAGCTCCCGACTTAAACCATTGATATATAAAGATAATATACTTGTTAATTTATCAATTGGTCCCTAAAAAAAGGCGCAATTGCTCGAATTCTGGCGGGCCCCGGCCCTTTATATAGCGCGGGCCTGGCAGAGATGCGTTGCATGCTATCGCACGATTTTTTCTGAAAATTTTTCTATCAAAATATAAGTAAAATCGAAATAATTTATACTGATATATGAGGTAAAGCATATGGACCAACCTAAAGTAGCACTCTTGGTCCACGGCTTTAATGTTCGCGATAATGGTCTCGGAACAGTGGCGCGTTTAGCGCCTTACTTCAACGTCCGCAATTGGGACACGATTGTTTTTCGGATGGGATGGATGGATGTTTTGCAAGTCTATACGCAAAACAAAAGGCACGCTAAGCGTCTCGCTGAAGCTGCCAAAAATGCAAAGCTTAGAGACAATCAACCTGTAGTCGCATTAGGCCATTCAAATGGCTGTGCTGTGATTCACCTAGCGACCACTCTCTACGGTGCTCCTATTGATCGTGTGGCATATGTGAATCCCGCTTTGGAAAAAGACCTAGTACCCGGATCAGCGGTAGATCACTGTGACGTATGGTACTCACCTTCAGATACCCCAGTGAAATGGGCGAGGTATTTGCCGAAGCATATATGGGGAGAGATGGGCCGAACTGGCTATGTTGGTGAGGACGATAGGATGGATAATCACAACAAACAAGATGATTTTTTAGTCAGCTCAAAGAAGCATAGCGACTTCGCTAAAGCTGAGAAGCTGACTTATTTTGCGCCTCTCATCATTAATCAACTGGTATATGGTCTATGAAAAAATTAATTCTTCTAGTCAGTTCAATGGTCTTTCTCCAAGCTTGCTCAGTGTCCGATAAGGTTATTAGCAACCATGGTCTTTATTGCTCAGATATCTACCGTGGCATCAGGGCTACTGCCAGAGTCGCTTCAGAAATTGCTGTAGGCATAAGCACCCCCGATCTCTGTGAATCCATTGCTGAGATTGTGAGTGAGGAACGAGGTGAAGCTGATGCGACTGACAAAAGTGATACGGAATCTGGAAGCAGCAATTAAGCTTTATTTCTTTTTTCGATAATTCTGTGATGTAGGTGAGAACATGGCAGTTGAACTTATGGCAGCAATTGCGGCTGCAAACAGCGCTTTCAAAATGCTCACCGCAACAGCTAAAAAGATCAATTCAGCTCGATCAGACATTGATTCCATCAATACATCTATAGGTAGAACATTAGATAAATTCTGGGATGCACGAGATGCTATCTCAGCTCACGAAAAGCGAAACAAAACGCCCTCTCGATTTGAGAGAACATTCAGAAGCAATGAGTTAGAGGAATCCGCTTCTGAGATTGTGTTCCACAGAGATTCGTTAGCTCAAAAAGAAAAAGACTTAAAAGAGCTGCTCATATATAGCGGCAGGGGAGACCTCTACGATGAGCTAAAGCGTGAACGGAGGCGAATCAAACAGGAGAAAGCTCGTAGGGCTGTGCAAGCTGCTAAAGACAGAGCTTTCTTTATTGATTGCTGCTTTATTGCCGGTATTTTTGTTTTTTTCAGTATCGTTATTTATTTTGTGGTGAGAATGATTATATGAGGCCAATGATGATTAATGCATTTGTGTTAGTAGTGTTCATTGGGGGTCTACCTTTGATTTCTTTAGATTCTCTTTATTTTCACAATGAGGTTAGTTGTAAGCGTATTGCTGACCGAGTGACTCCCCCAATAAAAGCTGAGTGTAAGCCCACAAGAGTGAACCCACGAGAGGTTCAAATAAACTGAAGGGGCATCCTATGACAACCTGTGTTTGGGATGGTGAGTTTATTTGTGCGGATACACGTTCAATGACAGGTAGTGTTATTGATCAAGGTCCATGCCAGAAAGTGTTCCAAAAGCGTGGCGTATTTTGTGCAATATCAGGTGACCTCGCTGAAGCTTTCATTGTGGTCCAACGACTCTTAAATCCTCAAAAACCAACACCCGATGATGTTCATCTAGTCGAAGAAGGTGATTGGCAGATCATGCTTGTTAGTGAAACCCGCGCTGAGTATTACGGCGGCACTATGCTACCCGCGCCTATGGCTGCTCCTTTTGCTATAGGCACTGGTGGTAATTATGCATTAGCCGCGCTGCTCGCCGGAAAAAATGGACCCCAAGCAATTCGCCTGGCATGCAAGATGGATGCATGCAGTGGTGTTGAGTTTGGTATCCGAAAATATAAAGTACGCGAAAAGGACTCTTCAAATGGACTCCCCAAAAAAGAAAATATACGACACACCAATTCTAGACGAGCTAATTCCAAAAAAAAGAAAGCTAGTTAAAGCATATGCTGAGTGTCTCGATAAGACACTTGCCGCTGAAGCAGCTGGTTACGTTGACAATAACAACCAACTTCACGAGACAGTCAATAAGCTTTTCAATGATCCAAAGATTATTGCAGCAATTGAAGAATACCTCGAAACGAAACTTGATCAACTAGATCAGGGCAGGGCAGCTATCTGCCAACGCTTGCTCAATCAATCATTAGCGAGTCTCGATGATGTTGCAAAGCGAGAGCCATACGTCAATGGCAATGGGAAAAAGGTAGAGGGAAAATTCACTGTTGTACCAAAAGAAATGAAGGAAGTAGAGCCCAGATTTAGATGTGCCACAAGCTTCATCATGCGAAATCATGATGGGACATACTGCTGGGATAACATGGCGCAGCATAGAGCTGTCCAAATGCTATCCAAGCTGATGATGTGGGACCAATCTATTTTGGACACACAGGCTCCCCTCGTTTTCAATTTCAGCTCGATTCAAGATCAAGAATATGTTCCTCCCGATAGCGGCACAGATATGTCCGTTGTTGAAGAGGAGAAAGATGAGGTTGATGATTTAGTTCACTAGGAATTTCACCATGCTCGATGCACTCACGGTGAAATACCAGCCCAGCGCAACTGGGGTGCTGTTTCACAACAGTAATGCCGACATCAGAATTGTTCTCGGCAATGTAGGGTCTGGCAAGTCAACAATGATGATTATTGAGTTGTTGAAAATGGCTATGCTTCAGAGGCCGGATAAAAACAACGTAAGAACCAGTAAATATGTCATTGTGAGGGAAACTTACCCCCAGCTACTCGAAACGACCTTTGCCAGCTTTAAGCTATGGCTAAAACCTAACCAAACGACTCGCCGCTACACAATGTCAGCACCGATGAAGATAAGGTGGACCGACAAGTTAGCGGATGGCACAAAGATGGGCGCAGAGTTCATCTTTATGGCAGTCGCAAAGCCAGAAGATTATGAGAACTTAAAGTCCCTCGAATTGACCGGCGCATTCATAAACGAGTGCGGTGCAATGGACAGTGAAATTGTTAGTGCTGTTTTCTCGCGGCTAGGCCGATATCCAGCACCTGTCGATGCTATCGATGAAGACAATCCGATTACTCGTGTCTCTTTAGTAATGGATACGAATCCACCGGAAGATGATTCATGGGTGGCACAGGTGGAAGACACAACGCCATCTGGATGGGAATTCTTCAGACAACCGCCGGCGATTCTTAAAGATCAATATACCGATTCGGGATATAAGTTAAATCCCAAGGGTGAGAATTTTAAATACATTGGCATTGGGCCAAAACGGTATTACTTGGATCGAATACCCACTCTTACGAGTGAACAGGTAAAAGTACTTTTTGAAGGCCAATACGGTGTTACCTCAAGTGGTAAGGCCGTATATAAACGACAATGGGACCATGACTATCACATCTCAAAAGCTGGCTTATCGCTAGTTAAAGACTATCCGGTAATCCTTGGATGGGATTGGGGGGCTGGTGGTGAATCCTGTGTTGTTGGTCAGGTGATGAAGTCAGGTCAATTACGAATTGTTGAAGAGTTCTTCGGAGACAACATTGGACTTAGAGATTTTGCCTCAGACTTTGTTAAGCCATGGTTAAAGGATAACTGTAGCGGGCGCGAATGGAAGATATTTTCTATTGGTGACCCTGCGGGACTATCAAGCCATGGACTCTCGGAGAAAAATAGAAATTATTTTCATGTCCTCAATGATGAGCGCGTAGGTGTCTTTAAAGATTGGTTCACCACCGCGCCAGCTCCGAGCAATCATATCGAAATGCGGTTGAATGCAGTTAGGCACTTTTTAACCACAAAAACGAATACCGGCTCACCTCTTTTTCAAATAGATAAGAATAATAAGATGCTTATAAAAGGCTTTAATCAGTCTTATGAATATGAGCGGAAGCAAGTTACTGGGCGTGCAACTTTCAAAGATTTTCCTTGCAAGAGTCGCGAAAGTCATCCACATGATGCGCTTCAATATTTAAGCATTTTCGCGCACCCAGATTATGAGCAACTTAAAAAGCATACCGAGTTTGTTACGCAAACGAACGTAAGAACACTTAGTAGGGATATCACAAATTATGGCTAAGATAACCGCAATCGATTCTGAGTATGATGAATCTTGGGCAGCAGAGGAAGAACCAAAAAATATCAGCAAAGAAGAACGAGAAAAGAAAGAAGCGCGAAATCGTCTTGCTGTTGAAGCATTATCCCTAGTTAACGAATCCATCCGAGATAGGAACACGAGCACGTTCAGTGACGAAATAAAGAGAGCATCGAAGCTCTATAACGCTTGTAGCATCGATAACTCGGATGACCTTTTGCATGATTGGGAAGGCTCACGCAAGGCAGTCAAAGACGGTAGCAAAGTGGTTCAGAATATCGTCAGGCAGTTGACTGATGATGGAGCCTCTCAGTTAGGCGATATGCTTTATCCAACTGATCAAGATAACTATGGGATTGTTCCGATATATCCCGCCAGGCCACCGCTTCGATTGAAAGAAGAAAGCGCTGTTGATCAGAATGGAGAGCCCTTATTGGGCCCAGAAGGTGAACCAGTTACACATCAACAAGCTTGGGAAGCGCGAAAAGCTGACTTAGACCTAAAGTGTACTCGTATGCGCGAAATCGTATCAGCTAATTTAGAACGAGTTCGCTTTGGCCGATTAGGCCGGCGATTAATCCATGACGCTGCAAGAACTGGGACTGCAATTCTTAAAGGACCATATGTTAATCACAGTGGACCTCGACATTGGGCCGATAAGGGTGGCAACTGGACCTTAATGAACAAGGAAGGGCATAAAGCAGATTTTTCTGTTGTGAATGTGCTTGATTTCTTGCCAGATATGTCAGCAGAGACAAAAGAAGACATGGCTTACGCCAGTGTCAGACTTTGGAACCTTCCTCGACAGCTTAAACGGTTGAAAGGTAGTGGTAAATACTATGAAGATGAGATTGATACCTTATTATCGGCTGCTCCGCGCCGCATTGGCGAGGGAGCGACTGAGGGAGCTACAGAAAGATTATCCATCAAGGATACAGCTCTCGTGGAGAAGCTATATGATTCGCGCTACGAGGTTTTCGAGACTCACGCTGAGTTCCAAGCGGGTTTACTTCGCCAAGCTGGCGTTAAAGGAATTAAAGAAGCTATTAAGGACCATGAAACGGTCTTAGCTTGCGTTGTTCATTGCGAATCACGTTGTCTTAAAGCTTATATTAATCCTCTTGACAGTGGTGAGATGCCTTTCAGCATTTGGAACTGGTCCAAAGACCCAACGTGCGTGCTCGGTAAAGGTATACCGATACTCGCTGAGAACTGTCAGCTCATTTATAACGCTGTATGGCGAATGATACTTGACCATGGCGGGCTTAGTGCTGTGCCAATGGTTTCCATGATGAAAGATAAAGTTTCGCCCGCTGGTGGTGATAAAAGCGATTACTCTTTGCAAGCTGGTAAAGTTTGGCACATCAATAGTGACATGTTTAATTTGCCAGATGGCGCAAGAGGGCGTCCTTTTGAAATTCACGAAATACCAGTGGCTCTTAATCAGTTCTTTGCAATCATGGAGAAAGCTGAAGAAGATGCATATAAATTAACTGGTGTAACTCGTGTTGAAAAGAATATGCAGGGCGTTGATAACGCTCCTGTGACACTTGGCGCTACACAGATATTTCAAAACAATGCTTCCGTATCAAGAAGAAGACAAGTTAGGGATTTCGATGATGAAATAACTAAAGAAACTTTAACTCGTCTCTATGATTGGCTGATGCAGTATGAAGATGATGACGCCTATAAAGGTCCAATGGAAATTGAGCCTCGCGGTTCTTCAGTACTTATGCAGCGTGAAGTAAATACACAAAATCTCTTTCAGCTATATCAATTGACTGCTGGTGGTTCCACGCCAGGCACTAAGCCAACTGCGATGCTTAGAGAAATTCAAACTGGCATGCAGTTTCCTGATGGCAGATTTGTGGAAACGGTGGATGAAGAACTTAGACGTTCTATGATTGAAAGTGAAAATCCTGTTGTTCCACCGGAAGTACAAATTGAACAACAAAAGATGGCTGCTCAACAAGAGTCTAAAGAAGCTGATATTGAAATACAGCTTATGAAGCTCGAAATTGAGAAAGCTGAGAAAGATGCAAGATTGCAATTAGATATGATTGATTCTGAGCGCAAACATTATCGCGAGATGATTAAAATAGAAGCGATGACTGAAGCGAGTGGTAATCAAGCTTTAATTAATTTGCAATCCAAAGCGGACACTGTTCAACAGCAGCTACAGGTCAAACTTGCAGAAATACAAAGTAAGCGCGACATTGCGGCTGGCAAATTACTGCAAGACGAAGATACTAATCAGAAACTTGCAGATGCAAAACAGCTAGAAGCTCAAGCGAAAGCTAAAGATGCTGATACTAAAGCGTCCGAACTGAGTAATAAGATAGCTGGCACTATTGAAAGGGGCATTTGATGAATAATGCTCCTGACATTCTTCACGCACTGCGACTAAAAATATCGGAAATTGAAAGAGATATTTTATCGCCAGTTGTGAACGATGAAACTTGTCGAATCAAACGGCATCAACATTTTGTATTGGAGCGTGTTGTCGATCTTGTTGAGAACCCGCACGCCGAATCTATTGATTTGACTTTTTAAGGACGGTTAACACCTTCCACCACTAACCTCTGTTGAGGAAAAACTGTTGCTCTGAAAAGACCGGCAGAAGGACTGCTATAAAATCATGACTGAACAAGTGAATGTTACCGAAAATAACGTAAGTGCAGACTCTGATATTGATGATTATGATTCTGAGTGGGCAAAAGAAGATACGGATTCTTCCTCGTCCCCAGTTACTAAAGTCGTTGAAGACACTCCACCCGCTATTGTCGAAGAAAAAGCTGATGAGCTTGATACCGCAAAAGGCGAGTCAGAGCCTTCAGCCGAAGAAAGTGTTTCCCCAGCTGACCCCGAAGTTTCCTCTGCGGAGAGTGAAGTTTCCGGTGATATATGGGCTAACGCACCTTCGGAATTGAAGGAAGCCTACGAGAAGACTCAAAATGATTTTAAAGCAATGAAAGGGCGGCACAAAAATGCTGAGCATAGAGCTGCCGCTCTTCAAAAGGAATTTGAAAAAGTAAACAACCAGCTTGGTGAGGCAACTCGCAAGAAGGGTGTTTATGAGGTTGAGCATCCAGAACTTTTTAACGAAGTTAAGGAAATGGTGGAATCTCGCTTGCCATCTGCCCAATCTGCTGAAACAGGAACCGAGCAAAGTGAAGACTTACAGGTTGTATTCAAAGTACACCCTGATGCTTCTGACATTTTGAATTCGGGTGAGTGGGATTCTTTTAAAGATAAATTCACTCCTGATCAGCAAACTAAATTTGATTCTCCCAACCCATACGAATTTATCGACCTATTAAACGAGTATAAGCAAGAGCAAAAAGTCGCTGAAGTGAAATCTTCTTACGAGGATGAATCTGCCAGGCGAAAGGCTGTTCTTGAAGAAGCCTCGCCAACGGAAGGTAAATCATCTAAGCCTAATCCTCAGAAAACAAATATGACTGAAGACGAAGCCTACGATGCTGAATGGGCTAGGGAGGATTAATAAACCCTCAACTTTCGGAAGGTGATTCAAATGGCTAATAATTATGGTGACATTACAGGTCAACAGGCCGCACGCTATGAAAAACAAGCGTTGCGACATGCTGAGCCTATTGTCGTTTTAGGAAAGGGTGCGAAGCTTACGGTTCAGCCGAAGAAGAGCACAAAATCAGTTAAATGGCGAAGGGTAGTTCCTTATGCAGCGGCCACAACTGCGCTGACTGAGGGTACTGCACCGAGTGGAACGGATTTCAGATATGAAGAAGTTACTGGAACCTTGCTCCAATATGGTGGATATACTCCTTTGACTGACCACCTTGTTGACATGCACGAGGCTCCAATTCTCGATGACATCAACAAGCAAAATGCTGAACAAGCAGCGCGGACCAAAGAAGCTCTTTTATGGGCTGTATTGGGTGCGGCTACTAATGTTCAGTACGCTAATGGAGAGGCAGCACTAACAGGTGTTGATTCTGCTCTAGATTATGGTGAACAAGCACTCGCTGTGAGAACTCTTTCTCGCAACAAGGCGAAGCAATTCACCCAAATCTTAAGTGGTGGTGTGAAGATTAACACTACTCCAATCGAAGCAGCTTACTTGGCCTTTTGCCACACAGATGTGAAAGACAGCATTCGTGCTATGTCTGGTTTCACGCCTGTGGCGCAGTATGGTTCGATGAAGCCTGTTTCTCCACATGAATTTGGATCAGTTAACGATGTTCGTTACATCGCTTCTCCTGACCTTAGTTCAACAATAGACGCCGGTGAGTTATTGAGTGCCACAGCAGGGAATATTTCTGATGGCGGCTCTCGTGCTGATGTTTACACAACTATTTATTGCGGAATGGAAGCTTACGGTCAAATTGCTTTGGCTGGTAAAGGCTCATTCACTCCTGTAGTAAGAATGGTTGGTACACCATCTAGCTCAGACCCACTAGGCCAAACTGGATCAATGGGTTGGAAGTGCTATTCCGATGAATTGATTCTAAATCAAAGCTGGATAGTCGCAGTGAAGCACACTGTCACTTCTGCTATATCTTAATCTTTAAACTAAGTACTGGGGGAGCTTTATGCTCCCTCACTGCTTTATAGGACTTAAAAATGAACAAAACTGTTTCTCTCAATCAGACAAATATTTTTGATGCTGCGACTGATCGAATTCTTTCTTTTGCTCAATCGACTGCTGGATTAACTTTTGAAGAAGGCGCGGGAAGAGATTACATCATATCTCAAATTTTTGAAGCGCTGGAATGGGATGCTTATAAGCCAGAAGATAACGCAACTCATGTTGTGATAAACCTACCTCTCACGAAAGATGAAAAGCAGCCATACACTGGTGGTCTTAATGGAAATATGTTTTCGATAAAGCGCGGTGAAGATGTTGAAATACCAATTGGTTATTACAATACGATGGTCGAGTCCGCTACTAATCGATTTAGAATTGAAAACGTAGGACAGCTTGGTGAGACTCAGGAAGGTGGACCCGCGAGTAGAAGAATACCGCTGGGCGGCTTAGAAATGCGTGTTATTAAATTTCTGAACAAAGGCGCGAAGAAAATTGCTAAGAAAGCAAAGAAAGCGGCTATTGATAAAGTTGAAAAAGAAATTTTAGATGAAGGTGAATAATTATGGATTATTTGGGGCTCACGAATAAGTTCTTGGTGGAAACAGGTGTGGCTGACCAAGTAGCCACCGTGGTGGACGCCTATGACGATGTGGCCCAAGCGGCCAGCTGGATAAATTCAAGTTGGAATGAGGTTCAAATATCAAGAAGATGGCCTTTTCGATTCACTGAAAAAACAATAAGCGTAACTAATGGCACAACAAGTTATACCTATAACGCCATGGGCCTCGTTGATGGTGATGTGATTATTCCGAATAGTTTTTATAACGTGAATGGTGGAATCACTCAGATAACATACGAAGAGCTTAGAGATAAGCGAAGAGCTGCATCAACAACTCAGGACACGAGTAGAGTTTACTATGTGGCAGCTCAAGTTGGCACAATTGAAACTTATCCTGATGTCGATACAACTCAGTCAGTGAGTTTTGATTATCTGAAAGGTGTACAAACTCTTGTAGCAAATGATGATGTTCCCTACGGCTTGCCCTCTGACTACCATATGATGATTGTTCATCTTGCAATAACGAAATATGGTGCTTTGCAAGGTGGTCAGGAAGGCATGAATTTGTATAACGCTCACGGTCCTCGTTATAGAAAATACTTTAACGACTTTGTTCAGTTAAATAACAACTCCTCAGTCGAGGATACCAAGCCCGCGCAAGGAACTCTTTTAGCTTGAATGGCCGAGCTCGAAGCTTAATATTGTTAAAAATCAATAACTTAAGAGCCCGCGGCGAAGCTGAGACATTAATAAATTGAGGTGACTCATGGCATCAAGGCACTTTCCTCTTCGAGGAGGCTTAAACCTGTCTGCTTCACCGCTAGAGGTTTGGCCTGGCGCAATCAGAGACAGCAGAAATTACTTTGAATCAACTAAAGGCGGCTACGAGAGAATTGGTGGATATGAGCGGTACGATGGTAGAAGTTCACCATCATCTGCAACTTATTATCAACTGACTTTCAACAATTGGGATACTCACGTTACGCCAATAAATGCATCGAGCACAATCACTGTCGATAGCACTTTGTCATTTTACATAATGGCGATAGATACAACGACCTCTGACACTTTGATTGCGTATGCAACTGCGCTAGTCGGAACCATTGCGGACCCCTATGTTGCTTTAGATTGGGATGGTGTATCGACTTTAACTAAAATAGTTGAGCGCGGGTCAGATTCAGATGCGCTCGATGAAACTTATCTAGAGACGGCTTGGACTTATTATAGAGACCAAATAACTCAAGTTGGTGGTACTTCAACTGCGTGTTCTGGCGTGATTCAAATTAATGACACAGTTATAGCGCTAAAGAATGATGCCTCAAACAATCCAAAGATTTATAAAGCAACGGCAAGTGGGTGGGATGAAGGTCGAATAGGGCGGTCTGTCGAAGTAACGACTGTTTCGCAAGATATCATAGTTAATGAAACTATTGATTCTGCAAACTTCACAGTCATGGCAGTTTGTAAATGGTATGACCCAACAACCAAACTCGAAGATGTAACAAAAAAATGGTTAGTTGTTAAGCCTAATACTGTATTAGATTTTCCAGCAGTGGGCGCAAATACTTCTTCGGGCGGTGCTACGTTTACAATTGCTCAAAGTTTGCAACCGATTAACGCTTTCGGTACTTATATTGATTATCAGAATCATAACTTTTTATCGCATCCTGATAATCTAACTGCGTTCATCGCTGATGGAACAAATGTGCCAATGGCATATTCTCAACAATTCCACTGCTTATTGCCAATAGCCCCAGATTTTAATGCGCTATCAGACACAAAAGCGACACACGTTTCTGTTCATAACGAAAAATTGATGTGGTCCACAGGTTCTGGAACTTTCAACATCTCTGAGCCCGGATTACCCTTCAACTACGCTGGAGCGTATGGAGCTGCAAATATCGGTGTAGGTGATTTCATTACCGACCTCCAATCTGCTGACTCAGAAAATATGATTGTTTACACGCAGAAAGGGGCTCGTAAATTAACTGGTACTGATAACACTAACTGGGCGTTCTATGATGCTGCCAGTAATGTGGGGTCCGAGCCACGAGGTGTTCAAAAGCTTGATGACATTTATGCGCTATCAAGCCGAGGTGTGGGCTCCTTAATAAGAACGGACACGAGTGGTGGTTATGCTGGTGGATCAGTAAGTACACATGTTCAAGAAAGAGTAGCTGATTTAGGTTCTAAACTTTTATGTAGCACAACGATAACCACAAAAGAACAAATCCGCTGGTACTTTAATGATAATACTTTTCTGATGATGACAGTTTTGCCTTCCCAGCGCGGCACTACTTTTAGTTTTGGAATTTCAGAATATAACAACAGGCCAGTTAAAAATGTTTCGACAGAAATTTGGGCAGATGGTAAAGAAAGGACATTTTTCACTTCGGATAATGGCTATGTGTATCAGTCTGACATTGGTTCCAATTTTGATGGCGATACTATTTATTCTTATCTAGAACTTCATTCTAATCATCTGCGAACGCCAGGCCACAACAAATCCTTCAAGAAAGTATTCTTTGAAGCTGAAGGAACCAATCAGGTCACTATTTCTTTGGAATATAAATCGAATTACGGCGCAAAAGTTTTCGAGGCTCGTAACTTTGAAATTGAAGGTGGTCGCTACATTTACGATGAAGGTCTTTGGGATGAAGCTAGGTTTGACCAAGCGGGTAGAAATAGAGGGCGAGCCGCGCTCAAAGGAATTGGTTTTTCAATTGGATTCACTTTGGACAACGACTCTAAGTTTGTTCTTCCGTTCAAGCTAACTGGATACACCATCGATTTTGAGGTGCTCGGACGAGCGAGGAAATAATTTATGGCAAATTTATTCGATATCTTAAAAACGTATCGGCCAAGGCGAGTCATTCAATCTGATGATTTTAATGATTTAAATTCGGCAATCAAAGCATCGTTTCAAAAGCTTGGTGATGCCCCAGCAACAGGAGAAAAAGGTGTCTCAACAGCTTTCAC